TGTCTAACAGAAGACGCAGACTTTTTGAATTTCTCACTAACTTCATTAATCGTTGCTCCTTCGTTACTTTGTATAAACTGCAAAATTTCATCTCTTACCAACATTCTCTATTCTCCAAGCCCCGCCACTCTAGGGGCTTTTTTATACTAAATACTTAGTCCAGCCCATATACTCACAAACAAGCATAGCCAGACCAATACCAATCGCAATTAAGCAAGAAACAGTAAACCACATTGTATCTCGGTATTGCTGCTCAACGTGACACTCATGCTCATCACTTACTGCTGGGTAATTTGGATCGAAGTCGTCACGATCGTATTTAGTGTGATTAATTGACATATTAAGCTTCTCCGTAGTCTCTTAAAAATTCATGTTTAACTAGCTTTTTGTCTAGTTGTTGTTTGATCTTCGCTTGCTCACGATGCCATTTAGCTTTGCATTTGGCATCGTAGTACTTGCGCCGCTTTGTTCCGTAGAATGTGCGACCGCAGCCGCACAGGCATGTTTTGTTAGTTATTGGCATTAAGATTCCTTTGGAAGGCCGATCATCGTGTTCAATTTATTAACATCAGACACTAATGCTGTTGACTGAGATTTTTCTCCAGCAGGTAACAGATCTTCAGATTCAGGCCATAATTCAAGCAGTTTCTTAATCGTGGTTACGCTATTCACCATCGCTGTTACTTCAAATTTAACCTGAGTGCGTAAATCGTCAATAATGCGCTGTTCTTTATTGATAGCGTCAAACTCATCATTAAGAGGGTTATCAGCAGTGATTGCCACACGGTTACGATAGTTGGTATTAACATAAGGCTTAAAAACACGACCACTGTAACAATGCTCTGATTTACCCGTGAAATACAAACAAATTGCTCGACCTGCAAAGTTAACTTCTATGTCATACGACTCTGAACGCGACACCTCAATTTCAATGAAATTCTCAACGCTATTCGTCTTTGCGTATTTAACTGCTTTATTATAAGCAGAATTTAATTCAGCCTCTCGGCCCGCTCCGCCGATTGCAAACAAGCGTACATCATCGGCTAGCTTTGCGCGACGTGTGATCAGCGCATCTTGACGTGTATTTACACCGGATGCGGCGATTGCGTTATTGATGATACCTTCGCGGATAGATTTATTTAAACGTGTCATTTCACTTCTCACTCTATTAATTGGTTATCCCGTTTGGATGTATAAATAGTACTGTATTGCGTACTTTTATCAAGAGAAAAAAAGCGAAAGAATTTATAGTTTCAATCGCTTTTTTCGATTAACGCTTATGATGATTTCCTCTACCCATCACCTTTAGCTTTTCTTTCTCAATACTCCGATGTAGCCAATCAAGCTTAACCGGGTCAGTTTCACGCTGTGCGCGGTCTAGTAGTCTTTGGTGGTGGGTCATAGCTTTTCCACGCATACAATCACTTCGCCTTCGTAAGCGTATTTAACCTTGGTTTCATTCCACACTATCTGGCAGTCATCAAACCACGCTCGACCATTGAGAGAGTCCCAGATAGCCTTTTCATAGTTGTCATTGTCGCAGTTATTCATTTTCCACTGACCATTGAATAGCTCCTTTTTCTTCTTGCTCCATGACTTCGGCATTGGTAGATAAATCAGAGTTGTTACTTTGATTGGCGCGCCTTCGGGAATCTTATTGAATTCCATTTCATTGCAGATGACTTCCATATGCTCGCGGAATTGTGTGTACTTCTTCGGGTAAAACGTTGACCATCTGGTTACGCGAGGGCGACTAGCTGGAACTGCATCTATCTTGAATTGGTATCTCATAAATTCAAATCCATAATTGCATGCATAACATCATCATTAAAAGGTAATTCTCCGTCCTCATCTTTGATTACAGCGCACATGGCTCGAAACTGGTCTACTTGCTTGCCGAACTCTTCGGCGTATCGCTTAGGCCAGTGAGTGACGTTATATGAGCTATTGCTGTGTACGTCGTGGTATCTGCGCATTACAGGAATAACAAACCATCGACCAATTGCTACTTTGTTATGTTTAAACTCACGTCCTTTTACGTGGTGACGGTCAAAGTCGAAGTTTTCATAAAGCGGGAAAGCGCCGTGCTCTTTTGCATAGTCGGTAATTCGCGCTAGCCAGTCTTTTTCTTGTTGTGGTGTTGGTTTTCCACTAATCATTTTGTCTCTCCATAATCTCTCGGTACTCACTATTGATTGGGATTGTTAGTTTAAATCCTGCATTTACACACCATTCATGAATCTGGCTCATGTAGAAATGCATCTCTCCGGTATCCAATCTTGTTGTTGATGTTACGTTTATTTCTTTGTTGCCAAACTTCAATTCTTTTGATGGACAAAATCTAGCTTTAAAGTACTCGTGCAAATCGTCCGCAGAATAGCCCTCAGAGCTTTTTACCTTAATCTGGTGTGATAACTCACCTAGCCACATCCAAAGCGTAGCATTCTGACTTAGAGAGCGTTTCTGGGCATCTTTGACGATTACCTTTAACTTCTTTCCATCATCAATCAAATCTTGGCAGTGGCTAACACATGCTAGCCACGTTGATTCGCTATTGACGTAGAATTCCACCTTACCCCCTCAGGCCATTAAACATTGGCGAATAATCGCGCTTGCTCTCTGGTGCTAGCTTGCAGTAGTTGCCCAGAAATACCGTAACCTCTAAGTCAGCTAGATGATTTAGAAACTCATCATTTGCCAGCTCTACACAATCAACATCATCATCTCGCATTTCTAGAATGCACATTAGTTCGTTTGGATGCATACTTAACCCCCTAAACCACCGACTCTAAAACTAAATCAAACTCACCTGGTACTGATGCCTTAAAATCAACTACCCGGTAAAACTTACGCTGATGTTGGTGTCGATAGTTATTACCAAATCGCTCAACGCCCCATTGGATATGTTTGTGCTTATCGCTACCTGCTTTAACTGTGATTGTTAATTTACTCACTCTCTTTCTCCTATAGCTTTATGTATAAACCGCGACCAATCTTTTTAACTAGTCCAGCGTTAATTAATCTATCGACCAATACCCATGCGCTAGTTGTTGATTGACCACCAGCATTAGCCGCGTCTTTTAGTCGAAACTCTTTGCTTACTTTGCTTAGTATTACTTTTTGTGTAGGGCTCATTTTCGGTAACTCTCCCAATTAAATGAAATCCACTTACCACCACAACTGCGCATTCTGTCCATAATGCGAGCACCTAAGCATTCGTTAACATGTTGAGCTGAAAGGTTAGTTAGCATCCCTGTAGGCTTGAGTCTGCAGATGCGCTGGTCGACTATTTGGTTTAGAGCAAGCTTTTCAGCATCAGTTCCGCGCTGCAGTCCAATCTCATCCAGCACCAAAAGGTCGTAATCAACCATTGTTCTGATAAACTGATCTTCAGTCGTTTCGCTTCCTGATTGGTAGCAGTTTCTAAGGCGCTGCATTAGCTCAGTGACAGTAACAACCATGCATGTCTTGCCGTGACTCATAAGAGTCAAGCAGATCGCTGAAGCAAGGTGATTTTTCCCAGTGCCGGGCTGACCACTAAAAATAAACCCTCCTCCGTTGTTTTTATCGAAGTTAGCAATGTATTCAGTGGCGAACATCTTTGCTTGATTCTGTTCTGCAGTATTGGCGACGTAGTTTGTCACACTACAGTGTTGATGCATCGGCAAAATACCAGAACGTCCCATTGCTTGATTGGATCGAGATTCTGAAATCTGCTTCTTAAAGTGGTCGAACTGCTTCGCTTCGTCTTCTTGGCGAATGCGCTGCAGGTCTTCCCATGTGTATTTGTGGTTGCCTTCTGCAGCTCGGCGTTTAATTTCATCAAACATTTTACTCATGACCAACCCTCCGGCTTATCAAAGTTATTTCCAATTTGGTTTACACCTGCAGAATGATTTCTAGTCTCATGCTCATCATTCCACCTCTGGTTATTGAGGTAGGTTGTTGGGTGTAGACTATTCTCAAAACCAAACTGACCCGAATCGCATCTCTTTCCAATGTCGTCAATCAGCATCATTGCGAATCCGTTGGCGCCGTGAAACTCATCTTCACCATTACTGTAAGAGAAATCTTTAGGCAACTTATTAAATTGAGCCCTGAACGATTTCTTTGCTGCAGACTTATTTGTCTTCTTAAGACCTAACTGATGAGGTCTTTCAGAATGAGTGCCGTGCTGCCAGAATAATTCAAACTCATCATCAGTGGATGGTTTCGCCTCTGGCGGAACAATATCTTTACTATCACTATCACTATCACTATCACTATCACTATCACTATCACTCTTATTATCGGTAGATTTGGTAACGATTGGTTGCGTTTGGTTACCAGTTTTACCAGTGGTAGATTTGGTAGCGTATCGTTTCTCTGCTATTAACCTGTTCTTTTCACACAGTTTTTCGTACTTTTCATCGTCTCTAGCAAACTGATTTTTGAATGGAGAGAATGCAATCTTAACTAATGGTGATAGCTCTACAGTGTCACCAAGCTGATGTGATTTGATTGCCTTGAACAACTGACCAGCCTGCTCATCCGTTAAGTCATCGAGGATGTCTAAGCTGTCTATGTGTATTAAAAATGACTTACGTTTCGACATTAGATATAATTACCTTATCTGGTGAATTAGCCCTTACTTGGTCGGTGGGGCTTTTTTATTTCTGATTCTTTACTAGCTTTGCGTATTCCTTTTCACTCATCATCACTACGCCGTGATCGCCCTGTCTTGTTACTCTAATTGGCTTTCGGTACGCCGCCTTAAATACCTTTGCAGATTCTCGCTGTAATTGTGTGCTATTGAATTCTTGTAAAAACATGCATTTATCTCCTAGTGTACGAACTGCAGTATGCTTTCTTTAATGATTAGTTTACGCATACTTATCTGATTGGTCAAGCATTAAAAAGGAGGCTTTCACCTCCTAGTAAGGGTTATTGAACTTTAAATTTATAACCTTGTCGTTTGCATTCTTTTTTGAACTCATTAATGGTAATTTTTGTTCCGTTCCAGAATCTCACCCCAGACTGACGGAGTTGATCTGGCCAAATTCCTCTCTCGTTATCTACGCAAGCCCTTAGATTTAGGACATCAATTTGCGATTCTTTACCTTTATCTCTAAAATCTTCGGCTGTCTTTCTGGCGAATGATGCCATCATTAAAAGTCCTCGATCGTCTTTAACGCTTGCTGATTTTTCAATGTCCTTCATGTTTTCAATGAATCCATTCAAATCATTTGTATAACTCATCTTTCTCTACTCCTAAACTTATCTAAGAACTGTGGTTAAACTAAATCGCTTTCGTAAATTGATGAGGCAATAATGCCTTCGTAAGCTAAGTCTCTATTTTCCAGAAAGAACTCAAACGCACCCATCTTGCAAGTCCATCCGTTAAGATTCTCTCCGATACCGAAATCATCTAGAGTTATTCCTTCTTTTTTCATGTAAGCGATCATTTGCTCTTTGTTCATATCTTTATTCTCTTACTGTATGTTGTGGTTAAACTCGCCAAACCTTAACGCTAAGAATTCCAGACTTTCCAAGCTTGCAAGTTCCAGCAAATCCGTTTATCTCGCTTGGTTTTGTGTTCCCAGTCCAGTTTTTGCCTTTCTTTTCGGTGTCTATGTAAAGCTTGCAAACTAAACCAAGTCGATTACCTGCTTCTATCAAATCTGGATCTAACGGTTGATTACTCCATACCTTTATTGCTTTTACTTTTGAGAGTTCAGGTCTGCATACCTTCACAATATCGCTTCCAGCATCATGAATACTTCGCCCGTCATGTCGGTAAGTGTGATAGCTTGTTCCGCTTAATGGGTATTTGACATCCGCCTGAATTTCGCAAATATCACCACCGATACCACCTCTAGTTACTTTCTTGTCAGTTCTGTAAATAAATCCTACCATTCCATCGGCCTTTAGCACTGACGCGCCAACAACTAGGTCGTTTAAATTCTTTAGTTTTCCCGCTGGTAACAATTTCATTTCTCTACTCTCTTATCTGCTATATCTAAAATTGATGGGCCATTATACTTTCGTTTTGATGACGTACCGCTAGGTGTTAATCCTGACTTTGAATAATCGCGGTCTCTATCTCTTTCTGAAAGGTTTTGCATTTGCATCCTTTGCATTGGCTGCATTTCTTCTTTTGGCGGCTCTGGCGTTGATTCTGGCGGCTTAGGCTGCTGTTCTGCCATCTCATCCGGTCTGTATGCATCCAGCTTGTCATGTTTACTTTCATCTCTAGCTTCCTTATAAACTTGTTGTAACTGTTCTTCGGTATAACCTAACTCTTTGGCTCGTTTTCGTATTGCTTTGAGCTTGGGCGTTGCGTCTACATCATTGAGAGATATTGCTGATAGGTATCTCTCTTTGATGGTGGCTGCGTGGTTAGGGTTCATAACTCACGCACCGTCACTGTTTTATTAACTGATACTTTAAAAATTCCTTGCTTAGTCTCATAGCTATGCTGACTGCATATTGCTTTACGAACTAAGCTACCTATAACTAACCATGTACGCATGAAGTTAGTTGTTTTGTTTGGTGATTGCTGAAGCTCAATTGTTATTACTCTGCGCATTTTGCAACCCTTCGATAAATGAACTTTCAGCCATATTCATTGCCTTAATGTACGAGTCGTAGTTGTTTGTTCCATCAATAACGTCTCTAATTAGTAACTCGTAACCAACCGATGTCTTAGAGAAATCACTAACAAAACCACATTCAGTAACAAAACCTTCTTTTGTTTTAAAGCTGTAAACTTTCTTGTCAGGCTTTCCCTCTTGCGTGACTAGATCAATAATCACATCATTGCGCTTCGAAATCTTTGTTAGCTCTCGGTAGATTTGCTGGTGGCTATTTCCGGTTTTGTCTTTAATGAGCTTCGCGATGTCATATCCGCTAACTGGCGATTCTGAAGACCAAATAACTGCTTGGATAACCATATTTAAGTTGTTCATTTCTATCTAACCTGTTGTTGTGCGTATGGGTTAATAATAGTGAACAAGGTTAATATTGTACAATGAAATAAATCGATTAATATTTGCGTTTTTATGAATAAAATCGATTAACAATCTCCAGGCATAAAAAAGCCCCGCAACTGCGAGGCTATGTTTAGATGAATGGTTTAAGGTTAGGTGGTGAGTAACCTTCAGGTTTATCAATCTTGCCGTTCTTATCGAATATCGGCTTGCCATCAACAATCTTGCTGGCATTGGAACGTTCGACCTCCTTCATGCCGCCTTCGTAATCCATACCTAGCGTATGAGCTACGCCTTGACCTGTTACGCCTTGGTCTAGCAATGAGTCTAACAACTCGGACCTATCTACAATTTGAAGTGATTTCATTGCTTGGTCTGACTTTCGCTTATATGAATTTGCAAGTGAGTCAATGAACTCAGATGAAGAGACCCAACCCAGAGCCTTAAGCATTTCTGCAACTTCCTCTAGGTGAACTCCTACTTGCACACAAGCCTGTTCAGGTGTTGGATTTGGTTTGCAAACTTCGAACCATTGTTTAGTATTCATTTTCTCTATCCTATAAGGTGTAATGGGTTAAAGCTTTGCTGTTGTTAGAATTCAAATTGACCGACAACTATGTATATTGCGCAATCATCTTCAATGACCGCCTTTACACCTCTTTGCATTGATGAGCCTTCCGGGTCACACCAAAGTCTACAATTATCATCCATGGCAAATTCTCCGCCCTTCCAGCCAGTCTGAATGGAGTCAAAAAACTCCTCCAACTTCTTGATTAAATAACTGCACGGATAAACCGTATCTCCATAACTCCATATTGATGGCTCGCAATAACTACCGCGCCAAGAAAAGAAGTCATTAACCGGGTACTTGTCAGGTTCGTGTTTGTCTTCTGTAGTTAGCGCGAAGTAAACATTTTTTCCGGCCTGCATTGACCATAGCTTTTCAATTACCTGTCTGCCTGTTAGTTGTTTGTCATTCCATAAATCATCAAATGCGCTCATTTTCATTTCTCCAATAAAGGGCAAGACATTACTTGCCCGTAGTGTTTAGATTGCGTTTAGAAGTCTTGGTTGTAACCTTGTGGTGGTTGATTATTGTTTGGTTGATATTGCTGATGACCTTGGTTGTAAGGCTGACCATTGTTAGGTTGTTGAGGCTGCCCCCAATTGCCCTGCTGTTGATTATTTTGTTGTTGACCTTGGTTATTGTCTTTTTCAAAAACCTGACCTTGAGTTGAGCCAGTTGGCCCCCAAAGCTCAAATGATTGCGATCCATCATCCCAAGTGGTTAACTCACCGATAGTTTTCCAAACCTTTTTTGTTTGATTCTGATTGTCTGTGTATTCACGAATTGCGATAGTCATGTTTTTCTTGTTAGCTACTTGTGCCATTTTATTTTCCTCTTAAAAAGTCATTCCAATATGTGTTTCTTCAACTCGATCTAAAAATGATTTCAAATGCTCTCTTGCCTCATTAATTAAATCTTCATGTTCACTTCGTTCTGTTCGAATCGTAAATGTTGCTCTCTCGTAATTGCGATCATCGTAAGAGCAGAAATCCCACCACTTCACGCAATCATCCAGAATCATTGGCCCTAAAACTTGCCAGAAATATTCTCTAGGCACTTCGTCATTAAGGATGTATTCAATATGCTTCTTTCCGCTAGGGCATTTAGTTTCAAGGCCTCCTGTTACTATTCCATTTTGCTCAAATATTGCATCTGGTGAAAACTTGAAGTGTTCAGACCAATCACACCCTAACATTCCGCAAGTCACGTAATTAATATCGTTAACTTCTGATGCTGACTTAATGGCAAATGGCTCTAACTCATTGCCTCTATCCATTGCCTTTGATGTAAAGTCGCAAATTTCATTCTGTGACATTCGCTCAGCTAGCAACTCAAACATCAATGTATCTTGGATTTTTTTATCTCCAAGCTTCCATTTCTTTCCTCTTGCGTCCCACTTCGCACCGACTGCATTTTGTATGCGAGTTCCAGTCACGCAACCAAATCTCTGCTCATACCACTCAAGAGTACCTTGTTCAACTTCTATCTTATGCATTTAACTTACCCTTCATTTCGTCCTTAAGTGCATTTAAGGATGTTTTAAGGTGCTTAGGTAGCGCCATATAAACAGACTGTAATTCCTTTAGATTTTTGCATGAGCGCAATTTGCTTTCATGTCCGCTAACATCCTCACCTGTTGATGGTATGAAGGGTCTTATTCTTAGTGCTAGCTGCTCCTTTCCGAACGCATTTACCTTTACAGCAAAAACCTGTATGTATTTGTTAACCCAATCATGACGGTATGGGCCAAATAAGGTTTCTAGTGTTTGGCAGTTGGTTACATTCAAAACCATTGGCGGTGCGTTGTAAAAAGTAGCCACAGGAACACTCTCTTGCTTTCCTTTCTTTCCTTTGATGCTGCCAATCTCAACGCTTTGTATTTGAACAATTAACTCCTCACCAGGATTTAGATTGTGAGAACCAAGAAGTGACGACTTGTTCTCAAACATATTTCTCCAGTGAGTAGTTTGTGATGGCTGATAAACTACGTTGCTCATATCACTCCCCTGATAAAACTTGCATTGCTTCGTAAATTGCAACCTCATTATCCGTGTCTGGTGACACTTCAATGACAACAAATCGCTTATCAATAATCTTGTCTCGACCTTGCTTCATTTTCTCTAGGATTAAGTTACCTTTAAGTAGTGAAGCGTCCTTTCGTAAATCTGCTGTAGTAATTGTTTTCATGGATTCCTCCGTTGCGTTGTTGATATGAATATTAAGCTGTTACTTTTAAACTGTCAACATTAAATTTAAATAAAATAAATATTGACTTTTTATATACACAGGTTTAAATTTGAATCATCCAGTCAGCGGAGAGTTAATATGAATAGAGCAAGTTGGGAGCATAGATACGATGATGAGCTATCAATAGCTTTTCAGGATACATGCGAGAGTGAATACGCTAATGAAACAGAGTTTCGCAATGCTATGTGGCAAGAGTTCTGCGATAACAAAAACGAAGATATGCGTATAGCAATGGAAAATCAAAAGTGGTGCGGACGATGATTAAACTAACGCTACAATCAAACGACTACTCAGTTAATAACGGTGAGATAACACTAAAAGACATTCACACCGTTGAGCTAGTCCAGGCGCTAGATTCAAGTGATACAGCGCTACAAGAAGTAATCGCCATGATTGCCTTACATAAAGGTAACGATTGGCTAAAAGAAGTAACTAACGAAGCAATTGGAGAGTAAGAGATGAACGTATCAAGCATTCAAGAGAAAATGACATCATCAATGTGTAGTGGCAATGAGTCAAGTCGTGGGCGTCCTATTTGGGAGTTAGCGCATTCACACAATGAGCAATCAAAGCTTATCAATGGCGCTGTAACAGTTCGTCGTCGTAGATTGGTAAGTCCAGATAAATGTGAGCGTTTAGGTGTCTGCTAATCAAGAGTATTTAGCGCTAAGCATAGGGTTTAGCGTTTTAATTTTAATCTGTGTTAATTTTTATATAGAGGTGTTTTTATGAGTGAATGGATTAGTGTTTATGACGTGCTGCCAGCGGTTCTAGATGATGTGATTGTCTGTAATGGGAATGGGAGAGTTTTTGAGGCGTCATATTGGAGTGATGGTGAGTTTGCGTGCAAGTACTCTATGGGTAAGTTTGGGGTTAAAGCAAAGAGCGATCCTAGTGTTTTGTACTGGATGCCAAAGCCGGAGCCTCATGAGTTATGTCGGTAACTAAAAGTAAATCCAAATCAAAGCACCTTAAGCAGCTAAAGCGAGGCAATAGTGACAAAGCACACAGGCAAACCAAAACGAACGGGCTCAACTCCTCAACTAAAGAGGCGTAGAGCAAGAAACCAGAAGCGGCACGATAAGCTAACCGGTCGAGCTGCTAGAATGTTGAATAGAGAGTTTTACTTCCGGTGGAGGTGATAAAAATCAGCCTCATGTGTGAACTACCACAAAAGGCGAGAATACGTTGGGAAACGCACTTACCACGCAAACATTTGACAGATGGATGGAATAATATCAGAAGGCCCATAACACCCGACAGATGGGCCTTTATTTTTGGAGAGTTAAGTTAACTAGTTGGTGGTCTTATGATTGAATTTGCTTTATTGATTTGTTCTTTAATTAGCATTTTATTTTTTGTATTTGCAATTCCTTACATGAAGTATGTTGAGTACAAAAAGTCAAAATCGTCATTCGTTGGAATTTACATTCCATATCTTGGCATCTGGGTTAAACCTTACATGATTTACTTTTTTGTAGGATTGTTGCTTTCTGTTGTTTTTGTTTTTGGTGAGCACATTGGAGTGAAGGGATTATTAAGAGGGCTTAGATACCTATAGAAAGGTGTAAGATTTAATCGGCTGGCGCTATTGCGTCAGCCTGATTGGAGAGTGAAAGTGAAAAATAGAGTGATAGTCATTCTTGTAACTACGCTTGTCTGTGGTGCTATTGGTCATTACACAATGCTAGACATTAAATTCCTGCTAAATGATTACCAGGAGCAGATAATTAGACGAGCTGGACGCAGAACTAGAACAAGAAGAGAGTACGACTTAACCAAAATATTCTAAGTCAAGTGCTAATCTGTTCAAATAGTGATAAAATGAAATAAAATAATAAGAGGCTAGGCTATGTTGATAATTTACATTGTAACGGTTCTCTTGTTGGTTTTGGTGGCTGGGTTGCTTTGGTGCTTAGTCTATCTGAAGTCAGAATCTGACGAGAGCATTTATGAGCGAGTTGATTAGATGGATAAACACGAACCCCATTTTAGCAATATGCATACTACAGGCTGTCAGCCTAATATTTGGCTTTATCAAGTTCGTAGTGGAGTGGAATAATGAGCGACACTGTGACAAATGTACAAAACGCGACATTGGGGGCTGGAGTAGCAACAGGCCTTATGAATACGATAAGCGCGAACGCAACAGCGATTAGTGTTCTTTGTACTATTGGGTTTGGTATTATTTACGCATCATGTGCAATATGGAATGCTTACTCAAACCATAAACGCAACAAGGTTAGTGAAAGGTCGATCGTAGACAGCATAATTAAGAGGCTTAATGACAATGGCGAAGAAAAAGCAGCAGACGCAGTCAGACGAGTATCAAAGTGAAGATCAAGGCTTTATGGAGCGCAGGCTTGAAATGATAGCCAATGCGGCTAAGCGCTTATTCTGTCCAGAATTGGAGGAAGATGATGAGCTATACTTCGACTGAATTGAGAGATGGTCTTGATATCCCAGATGATATTGAGGCCATTTTGTGTTTAGATGAGCACAAAGAGTTTATGTTAGTAATGGATAACGAAACCGGTGAGTTACTTTCAATTCACCAACTACACTAAGGAGCCCTCCATGAAAGGAATGAAAGGTGAGTTTACTCTGGCTTTTGCCGCAATTATGGTTGCATGGGGTGTATTTGCAGCATACGCAGTGCCAGATACCTACTACCAACTCAATAAAGCAGAGCAATGCACAGACGACTACTACGAAACAACCCAGTCACAACGAAAGGAATGCTTCGTTGAAAAAGATGCGAATGAGATTGGTAAGACACTAGTCGATAAGTAGCTAGTAATAACAAAGAAAGCCCGGCCAAGTGTCGGGTTTTTCATTTATGAAATCTTAGTTTGCAAAAACGGCACTATTATTTAAAGCCTGTAGTAACTAATATGATTGCAGGTTTTTTATTTGGAGAAAGAAAGTGAAAGTTAAAATAAGCATTAAAAAAGCCATTTCAATATTACTTAAGTGGATTGCAATGCCATTTGGGGTGCTGTTTATGTTATTTGGTTTTTTAGCAGCAATGGTTAATGGCAAGTCAATTGATGATCTTGATTTGAAGATGGATTTGCTAGAGAAAGGTTTGGATGCTGCCGATAACAAGGATAACTCAATCATTGAGTTGGTTGAGTTGCATTACGGAAGCGGAAAGGCTCAAGCGGTAAGCGATTTACTAAACGAAGATAATTAATAGAGAGTGAGAAAGAAATGAACAATACAGCAGTAATGAATACCAATTCACAATTAATATTTTTGCCTAATGAGGTCTTTGAGTCGAACGGACTTCAGTTGGTAGTTAGGTCATCTGAATGGAGTCACTTGGGTGGCTCGTCGGTTTTATTTGAGATAAAAAATAATCGTTCAGCACTAAACCAAACAGAAACACCAGAAGAGAAAGAAGCTTTTGACGTAATTGCTAAAGATAACGAATCGGCAGAGGTTAAGGTGGTTGAGTCAGATTATGACAAGGGTATGCGTAAGGCAATGCAGAAGATTGCAGTTTCTTGTGGTCGAGTTTTTGGTGGGAACATTGGTTATGAAGATTTGCCCGATCTAGTTGATTTGTTAATCAATACACCAAAACCTAAACACACCAAAGAAGAGTATGTGAGGGTTGAAGATGCAATTTTCGATCTTAGAGAGGAGTATTGCTCGGGGCAATTGAAGTTTAATGATGGCACTTACGAAAAGCCAAAATACGAAACTATCATTGGGATTACTGAATTGGCTCATCATCTTCTGCATAACAACGTATTTCGCAAAGTAGTAACAGAACTAACAGAGCGTGAAGCGTTCATTGATCAATGCAAAGAAATTCTAGAGGAATACAGCGCTCACAAAAGCGAATTTGTGTTTGGCAAAATTTACGATGAACTAGTAGAGGGTGAGTAGGTATGAATTGGCAGTCTCTATTCCTAATCGCAATTATAGCTGCGTCCATATTCTTTGGTATCTTTGCTCACCATGCAGCGATTGAATCTGGTGGTTACCATTCAATGTAATACTAAGCCCGCTAAATGCGGGTTTTTTATTATCTCCACAAATGCTGTATAATTACACCATTCCCGTAAGGCGGGTAAGTCAATAATCATAAGGTGATGTATGGCTAAGTTAACAGATAAGCAACGGAGATTTGTTGAAGAATATTGTTCGAATGGATTCAATGCAACACAGGCGGCAAAGAGTGCTGGCTACTCGGAAAAGACCGCAAAGCAACAGGGTTGCGAAAACCTAGCAAAACCAGACGTACAAGACGCAATTCAAGCCTTCATGAGCAAGGCCACTAAAAAGGCCCTTGTGACCACTGAGGACATCGTCAAGAGGCTTTTACTTGAAGCTGAGTACTTTGGTGAGGGTGCAAGTCATTCAGCCCGTATAGCAGCTCTCAAGACGCTTACTGATTTTACTGGCGGATTCGATGCTAACAAGCAGAAAGTAGAAACCAAGGTAACAGTTTCAGATGATAGCGAGCTAAACTGGTAATGCATTTAGATTTAACAAAGCCAAAGCTAGACCTTGCTAACAACTCGCCAGCTTTCATTGGTTACTATCAGGATGAATCTCGCTATCAGGTGCTTTGGGGTGGTGCTGGTTCTGGCAAATCGCACAAGGTTGCTAGGCGAATCCTAATCCGCATATTCAAAGAAAAGCACAACTACCTAATTACACGAAAAGTAAACCGAACACTAAAGCGCTCTGTATTCTCCTTGTTCAAAAACATTCTCTCTCAGTGGTGTTCTAATTGGGGCGTTCCTCTTTCGTCTGTTGTTGATATTAACCAGACAGACCTAACAATGTACTTTCCTCACAACGGCTCACAGATGATGTTTACCGGCATGGATGATCCGGAAAAGCTAAAATCTATCGAGGCTGTTACGTCGATATGGATGGAAGAGGCTACAGAGTTTAATCAGGAAGACTTTGAGCAGCTTGATTTGCGTCTTCGTGGTGAGCATGGCGTAACTAAACAGATAACCGTCACCTTCAACCCAATATCAGACCAGCACTGGCTAAAGAAAGTATTCTTTGACGATCCGATTGAGGATGTTTTCACGCTAAAGACCACCTTCCTTGATAACAGGTTCATCGATGATGACTATAAGATGGTTATGGGGAACAAGAAGAAGACCAATCCTAGATACTACAATATCTATGCACTAGGTAATTGGGGCACTGCTGAAGGCTTGATTTTCCATAATATCACCTGCAGACCAATCAAAGAGTGCGACCTTGATGGGCTTGATATGGTTCAGGGTCTGGATTTTGGTTATACAAATGACCCTACAGCATTCAATCAGTCATATATTGACGTTAAGAACAGAAAGCTTTTTGTCTACGATGGCTTTTATGAAAAGGGCATGAGCAACCAAGCTATTGCTAATAAGCTAAAAGAAATGAAAGCTCATAGGCACATAACCACGTGTGATAGCTCGGAACCAAAATCGATAGACTCATTAGCAACTAAGGGATGTCGCGTCCGAGGGGCAATGAAGGGAGCCGACTCAGTTAACGCAGGGGTTGACTTTCTACTTGAATTTGAAATTGTGGTAAACTCTCACTTAGTGGAATTTAAAACAGAATTTGAGAACTATGCGTGGTCTAGCAACAAAGACGGCAAGACATTAAACAAGCCCGTTGATGACTTTAACCACTTCATCGACAGCCTTCGCTACGCATGCGAGCACTTGTACATTAAGGCTAAGCGCAAACGCTTCGCAATACATGGGTAACATAATGGATACAAAACTAGATAAAGGCTATGAACTAAACCGCCCATTATGGGCTCAGGTTCGTGCCGCAATTCGAGGTAAGCAAGGGGCTATTACTTTGCTTGATAGCTCTCATGGGTATTACGGCATTGTTGCGCCTGCGTATCGTGTGACCGCTGATAACTGCCAGCAAGTGGATAAGCGTCGAATGTCTTACTTTGCGCGTGGTAGATTCTTTAATGCTACCGGTCGCACTCATGACGCTTATGTGGGGATGATTGGCTCTCGTAGTGTTGAGCTAGACGAAGATTCGGCAATTGAAGCTTTCTATGATGACGTTGACGCTGAAGGCTCAACCATTAATGACTTTGCGCTAGAGATTGCTTCAGAGTTATTGGTCACGGCTCGTTATGGCGTACTTGTTGATATGCCAAACAATGAAGGACGAACGATGAGTAATGCTGCTCAGTCTCGCCTGGTTGGTTACAATGCAGAATCAATTCCTCACCATGTCGTATCTAATGGCCAGCTAGTGCTAGTTGACCTGCTCGAGTTCTATTGGGAGAAGAATGGCGACGAGTACGAATGCAAAGAGCAGATTCGCAGACTTGAGTTAGATTGCGGGGTTTACACTTCAAAGGTTAAGCGCGAAGGCAGTTGGGAGCAACAATTAACCCCAACTCTAAACGGCAAAGCACTCGATTACATTCCGTTCCAGTTCTTTGGCTCAGAAAACAATAAGCCTAGTTACGACCGACCAGTCATGTTTGACTTGGCTCATGCTAACCTTGGTCACTTCATGCTTGATTGTGATAACCGTGAAAACTTACACTATCACGGCCAGGGTATGACTAATGTGTTTAGTGATATAGACTCGGATATGATGCAGGAAATGAACCCAGACGGCATTGATGTGGGTGCCAAGGGCATTAACCAATTCGGAAAAGATGACCGTGTTGAGATTTTGCAGATTGCTGCTACTGGCGCTATTGCTGAAGAGATGCTTCGTGATGAAAAGCGTATGATTATGCTTGGAGCTCAAGTGGTTCAGGATTCTGCAACTAATCAAACTCTAGGCGCTAAACAGATTGAATCTAGCGCATCAACTAGCCAGCTAAAGCGCATTGCTAACAATATTACTCAGGGATTAACTTGGTGTGTTAACCAAGCGGCTGAATTTATGGGTCAATCCGGTGAGTACACAGTTAAGGTTAATGACCAGTTCGTTACTGATGATATGACAGCTCAAGACCTTCAAGCGGTATTCCAGGCCGTTCAAGGCGGCGACCTTCCTCAATCTGTATTGCTTAACACTGCAAGAAAAGCGGGTTATACAGCTAAGACTAATGAGGAGCTGCTTGACGAGCTAAACGAAGAGTCTACAAACGTTGGTGAAAGTGAAGAGCTAGCCCGTTTACGAATGGAAAATGACAACCTAAGAGAGCAACTAAATGGCGCAACAGAATGATCAATTAGTTGCCATTCAAGCGGAGCATAGTCGCTACATTCAGCGGCTTGCCTCTGGCCTTGGTAATGATGCAATTCCATACATTGATTCAATGAGTGAGCAAATCACTGCGCGCATTAATCGTGAGATTGGTAAAAACCTAACACCGTTGCGTAGAGAAAAGCTGCTTGAAGATATCAGCGCGATTGTAACTAGTGAGTTAACCGATTACACAAAGGAGCTTGCAAAAGGTGATTTGGATGTAGGTGTTTATGAGGCTGAGTTTCAAGCCAAAACCATAGCTCAAATTTACCCAACGGTTGAATCCACCGCTATAGTGTCACGCTCAGTTATCAAGACAGCCGCTAACAACACGCTCATTCAGCTAGGTGAAGGCTCTTACACTTCATATAACCAAATGCTAAAGCAGTACACAGCGGCCAATGCAGATCAAATCACAAACATTGTTGCCAATGGATTTGTTGGTGGTAAGACTACGCGAGAGATTGCCAATCAGGTAATGTCAGAGATTGATAATCGAATAGTAAAGACTCGCAAGCAAGCCATGAATATTGCACGCACAGGTACGAATCACTATGCAAACTCAGCGCGTAATACTTACTTTAGTGAAGAGCCCGTTGT